ACATCAGCACATATGCAACACAAAGTTCTGCAAACGGTAATTTTTCTATTAATTACGGTACAGACAATAATATTTATGCAGGTTCTATAGGTATCATGCCTTACATTGCAGGTGGCGGAAGTGCTACTTGGTCACTAATTTATGAATACTCTACAGACGGTTCTACATGGATTACTTTAGAAGACTTAGGTTCTGTTTTAGTTAGAGATCAACAATGGATATGGACAGACGTCGACCCAGGTCAAAATGTACAGTATTATAGAGTGCGTGGTTATAACGGTACAACATTAGCTGTTCGTGAATGGTATGTTGGCAATAACAGCACAGAAGTGATGATGTCTCGTCTAAATCGTGACGATTACACAAACTTACCTAATAAGAATTTTACAGCTAATCAACCATATCAATTTTGGTTTGATAGAACAATACCTCAACCATCTATTTACTTATGGCCAACACCATCAGACGCATTCGTGCAAATGACTGTATGGTACTCAAGACAAATTATGGATGTAGGTGCACTTACTGACGAACTAGAAATTCCACAAAGATGGTATGAAGCTATTGTGATGAACTTAGCACATAGACTTAGTTTAGAATTACCACAAGTGCCAATGGATAGGGTAGCATATCTTGAAAGAATGGCTATGCAATACCTTAACGAAGCCGAACAAGAAGAGAGAGATAAATCTCCAATTTATTGGGCGCCTAATATTAGTGTGTATACAAGATAATGCCTGTATTTTTAGATACCGAAGGATTAGCTAGTCTTGCAATAGGTGTATGTGATCGATGCAAGATGAAAAGAGCTTTTGTACGACTAGGTCCTGATCCAAACTTCCCTGGTCTTCGCGTGTGCGATGAAGGATGTAGAGATCAATTTGACCCTTACAGATTAGCCGCAAGACAGACTGAAAGAATTAATTTAAGATTTGCTCGTCCTGATGTGAGCGTGGCTGTTTACGACAATAGCCTAATTACAGGCGGTCCAAATAATAATGTTGTTTCTCCTGAGCAAAATACACAAGATCCTGAGAACAACGGAAACCTCGATAACTTAACTGTGAGTCCTTAGAACATGGCAAACGTACAGATAACCCAATTACCCGCCGCGGGAACCCTTACAGGTACCGAAGCAGTTCCTATAGTACAAAACGGCGTAACCGTACAAACAACTACAGGTGCAATCACTTCAGGTCCCTCACTAACACAAACTTTCATTACAGTAAATAATGAACCTTCACTAGCTAACAGCAGATATTTTTCTGTAGGTTCAGGATTAACACTAACTGATAATGGAGCACAATCAAATATTGTTATTGGTTTAACAGGTGCAATATCTGCATTTAATGCGCTTGGAACAGGTCTTGTAGCTAAAACAAGTACAACTACGCTCGCAAGCAGAACAATCAACGCAGGTACAGTAGGTTTATCAGTCGCTGATGGTAATGCTATTGGTGGAAATCCAACTATAAGTCTTACAGGCTTACCTTTAACCTTAGCTCAATTAACAGGGTCAGGCATAGTTACCTATAGTGGCTCTACAATAAACCCACGCATAATTACAGGGACAGCTAATCAAATCTCCGTAGCAAACGGAACGGGCGTAAATGGCGACCCAACAATTGCTATGGTAGCTAACCCAATCATACCAGGCTCGGGAGCTATAACAATTCCTATCGGAACAATTGGACAAAGACCTTTAGGACAAGACGGTCAAATCCGATACAACACACAAACTTCAGTGTACGAGGCTTACGGTTCAGGTGGTTGGAATGAATTAGCGGTTGTAGGAAATCATGTTGATAGTTTTAGTGCAGGTGCTACAGGTCTTACACCATCATCACCTCAATTAGGAAATGTAGTTCTTGGTGGAATATTAAATGTTCCTAGTGGCGGAACAGGCGTTGCAACACTTACAGGGTATGTAAAAGGTAATGGCGCATCAGTCATGACCGCATCCGCAACAATTCCTAGTTCTGACATTACGGGATTGGGCACAATGGCAAATGAGAACAGTAACTCTGTCTCTATTACAGGTGGCTCTCTTACAGGTGTTACAGTAACTACAGGATCAATTAATGACACTCCTATTGGTGCAACAACACCTTCATCAGGCGCATTTACAACATTAACATCGAATGGTGTAGCTGTAGTAACAGCATCAAGCACAACTACACTAACAAACAAAACAATCAGTGGTTCAACTAACACGCTAACAAATATTGGCAATGCATCGCTTACCAATAGCTCAATTACAATTAACGGCACATCTATTGCACTTGGTTCGTCAGGTACAGTAACCGCGGTTTTAGGAAACGCTTTAACTATTGGTACAGGATTATCAGGTACAGTTTATGATGGGTCAGTTCCTGTAACCATTGCAATTGACAGCACTGTAGCAACGCTTACAGGCTCTCAAACCCTTTCAAATAAAACATTAACCGCACCTGTAATCTCTACCATTACAAACACAGGAACAGTTACATTACCTACCGCCACAACAACGTTAGTAGGTAGAGATACCTCAGACACATTAACAAATAAATCAATTAGTGGATCTACAAACACATTATCTAATATTGCTAATGGATCACTTACAAATAGTTCTATCACAGTCAATGGTAGTTCTATAAGCCTTGGTGGTTCTGCAACAGTCACTTCAAATACTACAAACGCTTTAACCATTGGTACAGGCTTAACAGGCACATCATTTAATGGTTCTTCAGCAGTAACTGTAGCAATTGATTCAACTGTAGCTACATTAACAGGTACACAAGTTCTCACTAACAAAACAATTGACGCAGGTTTAAACACATTAAGTAATATTGGAAATGCTTCATTAACAAATAGCTCAATTACTATTGGTACGACAGCGGTATCTCTTGGTGGTACAACATTAACCCCCGCAGGTTTAACATCAGTCACCGTAACGCAAGACCCAACACAAGGTCTACAACTTGCTACAAAACAATATGTTGATGCACAGTTTTCTAATGTTAATTACCATGAAGCCGTAGGATACGCATCTGATACAGCTTATACAGTTACATATAACAATGGATCATCAGGTGTAGGAGCGACACTGACAAACGCAGGAGCACAAGCGGCTCTTGTAGTTGACGGTGTTACAATGACTGCAACAGACGTATCAAACGCCACTCGTATCTTAATTAAAAACCAAGCAAGTGGTGCACAAAACGGTGTGTATGTATTAACTAATCAAGGATCAGTATCAACAAATTGGTCAATGGTTCGCTCTACCGATATGGATACAGCAGGTACGGGCGCAGGTAAAATTAATGCAGGTGATGAATTCTATGTTACGGGTGGAGTTTCACAAGCCACAACATCATGGATTCAAACAACTCCACTACCTATTACCGTAGGAACTACAGCACTTAACTTTGTACAAGTGGGTGGTCCCGCAGGCGGATACACTTTTGGAACAGGATTACAGCTTATAGGTTCTACTATAAGTCTTACAAATACTACAGTTACCGCAGGCGCTTATACATTAAGTAACTTTACTGTAGACGCACAAGGTCGACTAACAGCGGCTTCTTCTTCAGCTACTACAGGATCAGGTAATGTCGTTCTATCTACATCACCATCATTAGTTACTCCTGCGTTAGGTACACCTACATCAGGAACATTAACAAGTTGTACAGATTTACCTATTAGCACAGGCGTAAGTGGCTTAGGTACAGGTGTTGCAACATTCTTAGGAACACCAACATCACTTAATTTACTAAACGCTGTAACTGATGAAACAGGTACAGGATCTCTTGTATTTGCTACCTCACCTACTTTAGTAACACCCGCTCTTGGTACTCCTTCGTCAGGTACATTGACTAGCTGTACAGGTTTACCTTTAACTACAGGCGTTACGGGAACTCTTCCAATTGCTAATGGTGGTACAGGACAAACAACTGCATCCACTGCGTTTAATGCACTATCTCCAATTACTACAGTAGGTGATTTAATTCTTGGAACAGGTGCAAACACAGCAGGTAGACTTGCAATAGGAGCAAATAGTTATGTGCTTACATCTGATGGAACTACTGCATCATGGGCGGCTCCATCAGGTGGTGTAACTACATTTAGTGCAGGGACTACAGGATTTACACCTAATACTGCTACTACAGGAGCTGTTACATTAGGTGGTACATTAGCAACAACTAATGGTGGTACAGGACTTACATCTTTTACTACTAATGGCGCTGTTTACGCTACATCAACCTCAGCTCTTACTACAGGAACGCTACCTGTAGCGTCAGGCGGATCAGGAGCTGTATT